TTGAACCATGAAAACCAACTTAATCACCCTTACCCCAAGCCAATTCTGCAAAGAGACGAGCGTTATGATGCCGCCCGCCTTCCCTGAAGTCTTGCCCGCCGCTTGGCTTGGCTACCGTCCTCACGCAAAGCAGTTTTGCGCGGTGGCCGTTTGCGCCTGGTGCCCCGACAAGGCACGCGCCGAAACCTTGGCACGGCCCTTTCCCGTCACGCACGGGATTTGCCCGGCGTGCTTTGATTCAAGAAACAAAAAACTAATTCCCAACTTTTAACCTTGAATAATGGGGCAATTTGCCCCACCCAAAATTATGCCAGCTTGCAAAGATTGCGCCGTTTTCATCAACGGCAACGAGTGCGCCCTAAATCCGGCGCGGGTCGCGGTTTCACCCGATCACTGGTGCTCTCACTTCCGCGCCGTGTCCTTCAACGCCATTTCCGCCGCCTACAAGAAGGCCGGGGAGCGGGAGGTTTATGAGGCGTTTTGCGCCCTGCCGGATGCGGGATTTTCCATAGAATACAAGGCCGCTTGCCAGCAGCTCGTGACGGCCATGAACGTCTCCCGCGTTACTTTGGTTGACCGGCTCAATCGGCTTGTGACGCGGAATCTCCTTGAGGTTTTCCGGCGCCAGGACGACCAGAAAAAAATCATCCGTTACATCGTTGACCCCGAAGCGGACAAGCGGGGCGAGGTTGCTCCAATTCCGTATCCCGAGGACAAGGAAGTCGAGATGAAGCTAGCCCCGAAGCCGCACCGCAAATGGAATTGGCCGGATGTCGTCTCGGTGATGCCGGTTAATGATGCGATTTCTTTTTCGGATCTGGCCCGGCTTTGCCCGAAAATCACGCGGGGGCCGTTTGCGCGGTGCCTGCGGGAAGCCATCGGCGCAGGCCGGGTTGAACGCACGATGGACGGAAAATACCGGAGGGTTGGCAATGCAACTTGAACCCAATCTTTTTTTGAATCGCGCCCACGCCGCGAGCTGGGACGCTGCGCGGGATGCGTTTGGGAAATTTGACGAGTTCATTCCCGACGAGAACGGCGACGTTCTTTTTTGGCACGAGACGGACGTACTTGATTTGATTAAGTTGGCTCAAGAACTGAAGGCAGAAAACGACAGGCTAAAAAACACATGACCATTACAACCTACTACGAGTGCCGCAAGTGCGGGCACGAAATTGAGTGCGAAGTCGAAATTGGGGAGGGAACCGACCTCCCAAACTGCTGCCCGGAATGCAAGGAGCCGATCCCCGATTCGGCGCACGCCGAAATGGAAGAAGACGCCTACGGTCGCGGATGCGACATTGCCAAGGACATGTGGGATTAACCGACCATGCCCAACGTAACCGAAACAATGGAGGCCGTTCGCTGGATGCTAAACAAGCATTTAAAGATGGCCGGAACCGAAAATCTGCCATTGCCGAAAAACCCGCCGGATAGGTGCTATCGGGAGAAACTGTCGGACAATGAAAAGTCCACCATAAGGCAAATGGGAAAGCAAAAAATCCATGTGAAGGAAATTGCAAAAAAAATTGGCCGTTCGCATACTTCGGTGGGGAAGTTTTTGAAGAAAAATTCTTAATATGAAAACCGACAAAACAGGCGGACCGGCGTTTCCGGTAGCCACCGATTTCAGCAAGGTAAACGAGGGCATGACTCTCCGCGATTGGTTTGCGGGTCAGGTGTTGGCGGCGATGCATTCAAATCCCAACGAACAAACATGGCCCCCCAGCGCAGAATACGCCTATGAAATTGCAGACATTATGCTAGCCGAACGCAAAAGGAAATATGACTAACCCAACCAACCCAACCGCGTGCAGGGTGATGTATCTTACGCAAAGCGGTATGCTCTGGCGCCAAAAGGACGGGGAAATTGCAACCGATCCCGTCCTCGTCATCCCGCTGGACCCTGAGAATGTGGAGCATGTGGTGGAGGTGATGTCTGCCGCAATGGGTGGATCGGACGTAGATCAATACTGGTACGACCAAGCTAAAGCCGCCCTGAACGCCCTCGTGGCGCTGGGGAAAGGAACGACATGAAAGACCTCAACGACCAACTCAACGAACTAGCGCGGAACATTGCATGGCGTTTCACTCCTGCCGATGAAGCACTCATTGCTGCCGACGTTTCCAACACTCGCGCCGATCTCGACCGCGCCATCGCCCTCGCCGTGAAAGAAAGCGGTGCGGTGGAGGCGTTGGATGAAGTAGATAGCGGAATAATTGACGAATACCAAGGAACAGACGGACATCGAGATTGGGCTAGAGCGGCGAACGTATGGCTATACGAGGGCGATGTTGTGACGGTCTGCGACGCGAGAAAGCTTGGGAGTTGCTTAACCAACCTCCGCACCCTCATCGCCAACGGCACGAGGGATGGAAAGGACACCCAATGAGCGACACGCCTAGAACGGATGCGGAAACGGGTTGGCCATTTGGACCCAAAGGGAAAATTAAAACAAAGGCATTCTATCAGGAAAAAGGGGGTGCCTACGTTCTTGCTGACGTGGCCCGCAATCTTGAGATGGAGCTTAAATGTATGGAGGATTCGCTTCGCTCATCCGGCCTCACCGCCGCCCGTGCGCGGATTGCGGAAAGTGAATCCGAAGCACTTGAGCAGGCACGTCTGTTATCAATGTCTGGTGAACGCGAGGCACGGTTGCTGGCGCGGATTGCAGCGTTGGAACAAGACAAGGCGCGGCATGCGGCTGACGCCGCACGGTTGGATTGGTTGGAGGCGAATGAATACTGGATTGAAATTAGCAGGAAGCTGGAGCCAGACCATAAACCGACGGAAAGTTTCCTGCCTACGACCGCCCGCCAAGCCATCGACGCCGCCATGCGCGGACAGACCAAATGATGCCATTCCCAACACTTACCTCCGCCGACTGGAAGCGCGGCATTGAATCCGCTCGCTCGCTGCCTAATATCGCGTGGGCGCAGATTCAGGCGAAGATAATGTCGGACAGTGTGGCTGGGAAACCATTTTACGCGGCATCCTCCAACCCTAGGACCGCGGCCTATATTCCGTGTAATCGGGGTGAAAGTCCCCGTGCCGCACCAGTTTTGCACTCGTAGCTCAGTGGTAGAGCCCCTGTTTTCCAAACAGGCTGTCGCAGGTTCAAATCCTGTCGGGTGCTCCAATTTACCATGAAAACGAATAAAATGATAGGAGCAGTCAAGCGGGCCAACCCAGGCGGCTTTTTGCTGACGCGCAGGAAAAGCAGCCAGACTGGCTATGAAAATTGCAAACTCATCAAAAAAGCAGCGGACATTGCCATCCAAAGACTTTCCCAAAAAGGCGGACTACCTTATCCATGAAAACGCTCAACGAATACCAAGTATCGGCCCTAAGAACCGCCCCGAATCCGAATGCGAAGGAGGAGGATCTGATGCACGCCGCCGCCGGTGTCTGCACCGAAGGAGGCGAGCTGATGGATGTGTTCAAGAAATTCCATTTTTACGGGAAGCCGATTGACTGGACAAACGTGGAGGAGGAAATCGGTGATGTGCTTTGGTATCTGGCCCTGGCTTGCCGTGCATCGGGAACAACCCTAGAAGCTGTTGCCGAAAAGAACATTGCAAAGCTCAAGGCGAGGTATCCCGAGAAGTTCACCAATTTTCGAGCAATCAACCGGGATCTTGAGGCCGAGCGAAAGATCCTTGAAAACGAACCGCACGAAATGGATTGATGTTTTGTGCCGGTTTTACAATAAACCGGCATGAGCATCAGTTATCACGGACAACGGTTTCCCGGCGTCAACAAGCCGGTCAGGACTCCGGGCGAGAACAAGAAGTTCAAGGTGCTCGCCAGCTCTGGTGGCAAGAAGAAGATTGTGCGCTTTGGAGATCCGAAGCTCTCGATCAAGGCCCATATCCCGGAGCGGAAGAAATCGTATTGCGCCCGGTCATCTGGCCAGGGCAATACGAAGAACAAGCTCTCGGCCAACTACTGGAGCCGCAAAATGTGGCATTGCTGAGTATAACCACCATGAAAGATTTAATCGTAACCCTCCGTGCCTCGCAGTTCGTCGCCCACAATGCCCACAATCTTGCGAAGGGCGCCACCTTCTTTGAGGACCACGAGTTTTTTGGCGAGGCTTATGCCGCGTATGAATCGGCCTATGATTCCGTGGTCGAGCGTTCCATTGGCCTCGGGATGGACATTGATTTGAACGAGGCCACCCAGGAGGCGGCCAAGGAACTTGATGAATACCCCGTGGTCACGGTCGGGCTCTGTTACCAGCATCTGCTGGAGGCCGAAAAGGAAATCTGCCGTGAGATTGCCATGTTGACTCCCGGCTCCAGCGTGGGAACCCAGAATCTTCTGGCCCAGCTCGCGGACGATTCCGAGGTTCGCCAGTATAAGATCCAGCGCAAACTTCAGAGGTAATACCTCGGGGTGTTAGGATCTGATTGATCCGTCTTTATCATCCCATCCGAAGCCCATTCCATCAGGGCATCGGCAATGACGGTCTGCGAAACCTTCTTCTTGCCGCTCAGGACGCGGTGGATCTGGGCGTAATTCATGGCCTTTTCCAAGCCAACAGGGATGGCGGATTTGACCTCCGAGAAATTGAGCGAAACCGTCCTCCGGGGACCGTTGGCCGGCTTCTTTTGGCCTTCGTTTTCCTCATCTACTTCCCAGTAAATCATGGGAATGGTGATGCCATTGGCCACGCAGGTTTGATCGGAATGGCGGAGCGGGATGGTTGTCACGATTTCGCTTCTTGTGCCGGCACCCTGATCAACCTTTCGGGTCACGCCGGCCCGGCGACCACGCTTGGCGAGAACCAGGTTGAACTTTCCCTCCTCCTTGCTGGCCCGCAGCGACATGATGCAGCGAGCCCAGTTGATGATTTCGGCGCCGCCCGCCATATCGTACATGACCTCGTTCCAAGCCCGTTCCGCCTTTTCCTGCGGCGGCTTTGTGGTGTGATGAACGATCATGTAGGCGAATTTGCCCTCGGCATTAACGCTGGAAAGTCCATCCCGAAGGAAATTGCCCAAGTCCGAAGAATCCTTGATGTCGCCGTCCATGAACGATTGCAGGGGATTGATCCAAACAATGTCGGGCTTGTGGATTTCGACCAGTGAACGCAGTTGAGTTAAAAAGTTTTTCCGCGTTTTCATGGTGTGGATCACGACTTTGGAATTGATGTCGGTGATCTGTTCTCCTGTCAGATTAAGCCTAGATGCAATGCTTGCCACCACTTCACCAATGTCCCCTTCACTGTCCTCCGCCTGAATGAATAGGCTTCTTAGTTTTCCATTCGACGGGATTCCAAATGCGCTGATTCCCAACGCCCAATGCACGGCCATTTGCAGCGACATTGAGCTTTTGCCCATGCCAGAGGTTGAAACCAGAAACCCGCCATCACCCCTGACGAGGTAACGGTTTCCCAGAAGGATGCTGGGATCTCCGGGCTTTGGAACTTCAAACGAAAAGATTCCCCGCGCCTTGGCCACCGGGCCAATGTTTCCAATGTTGGAGAAAGTTTGCTTTACCGTCTCAAGGAAATCACCGATGCCGTCGGTCAAGGAATAGCATTTATCGGAAATGAAATTCGCCCGCCGAATGGTTTCCCGGAGCAGATGCAGTTCCCGAACCTTATCAATGAAGTATGGCGCCTGCGCCGTGGTGGCCATCTTCCCGCTTACCTCGATCAAAAATGGGTAGCCGCCGATTTCATTGAGCTTGCCGGTTGATCTGAGTTCCTCGGCAACCACGGCCAAATCAATCGGCATGGACTTCGCGTGCAATGAAAGGATGCAGTCAAAGACGATCATCCGCTTCGGATCGTGGAATGAATCCGGGACAATCCCCTTATCAATGCAGCGCCGGACAATCTCCGACCCCTCCAAAAAACAATAGGAGAGGAGGTATTCCTCTGCCTCCGGGCTGCAAGGCAGGGATTTTTCTTGTGAGCCATTCATGGCCGGTTTCGTTAGGCCGTTTGGGTTGGCGTGATAAGACCCGCAATGATTGCGGCCCTCGTTAGGTCCGATGTATTGCGGCAACCAGTACGTCCCTTGATCTTTGCAAGATGAGTTTCAACGGTCTTGACGGACACGGAGAGCTTTTGAGCGATTTCAATGGTTCGCATTCCCAGGGCCACCATGCGCCAGATTTCCCGCTGACGCTTGGTGCAGGGACGCATGTAGGTCTGACTCGCCACAAGCGCCTTCAGGACGATTGGATTCAGCGATTTCATGCGTGGAACAATTCAAGGCCCAAACATGCCGTCAAGCATGATTAAGGAAAACCCTTATTTTTTTTTAGGGGAAAACGAATTAAACTCTTGACGGTATTTGGGGCTTGGGTTTTTTAGGCAGCCTCAACCCATGAAAACCAACGCACTCACGGACGGAGAAATCCGATCCGTAATTTGTCAGATCGAGTCCTTCGGGACTCAAATGGTCAAGGCTGCCGGAATCGAACAGCCTTGTGTCAAAGGCACCGTCTCGGGGGAATTTGAAGGTACTGTTTATCACCTTGGGGGAGCCACCCAAGAGGGCGATAAACTGATCCCCAACCCACTCTGGAAGGATTTCTCCGAAGTTGTGCTGACCCTGGAGGGCAAGCTCAACAAAAAGACGAATGCCGTCAGCGCCATTGTTAAGGCCATTGAATCGGCGCCCGCCAAGAAGCCTGTCCCAACGAATGTCCCACCCCCTGTCGTACAATCCCCCCCTCAAGTCCAGAAAACCCAAACCACAAAAGTCATGTCCAAACTAAAAGCTAAGGCGCCCGAGCTGGTGAAGCCGGGCAAGATCAAGGCCGTCCTGTACGGCATTTCGGGCGTCGGCAAGACGACCCTCGCCCTGTCGTTTCCATCACCCTACTACTTTGACGTAGAGGGCGGCGCCAAGGGACCGCAGTACCGCGAGCTTCTGAAGAAGTCGGGCGGTGCTTACATGGGGCCGGAGGACGGCACGCTGTCATTTGACACCCTGATTGACCAGATGCAGGCGCTCGCCACTGAAAAGCATCCCTACAAGACGCTGATCGTGGACAGCCTTACCAAGCTGTTCCAGACGGCAATTGCTGCGGAACAGGAGCGCCTTGGCGACAAAGATGCCTTCGGTGCTTCCAAGAAGCCCGCCGTTGCAGCCATGCGGCGTTTGGTCATGTGGGCTTCCCGTCTCGACATGAACATCTGGTTCATTTGCCATGAAACGAGCGAGTGGGGCTTGGACAAGACCGGCCAGCGTTCGGAAATCGGTCGCATCCCGGATGTCTGGGACAAGCTCATTTACGAGCTGGATCTGGCAATCCAGGCTACGCGCCGAGGCCCGCAGCGCATGGCCATCGTGAAGAAAAGCCGCATCACGGCTTTCCCCGATGGTGATTCATTCGCGCTTGATTACTCCGAGTTTGCCGCCCGCCAGGGCAAGGAGGTCATTGAGGGCGACAGCGAGGCCATCATCCTTGCCCTGCCCGACCAGATTTCCGACATCAAGAAACTGCTCGATGTCGTCAAGATTCCCGATGACGAGGTTTCCAAGTGGCTTGAAAAAGCCAGCGTCTCCAAGTTTGAGGAAATGACCAAGGAGCAAGCGGCCAAGATCATTGATTTCCTGAAGAAGAAACTGTCAGCCTAAAAAACCACCATGAAGTTCCAACCCAAGTCAGAAGATGACATCAACAACGAGCGCCTTTGTCCCGAGGGCGTCTATCCTTTCGAGGTCTTGAAGGCCACGGAGGGCAAATCCAAGTCCAGCGGCGCAGACATGATCACGCTCAAATTGCGGGTCTTTGTCGGGGCCGAGGACACCTACTTGATTGACGACTACCTCTTGGATTCCGTCGCCTACAAGCTGTTCCATTTTTGTTCCTACACTGGGCTGGCCCAGAAGTACGAAAGCGGAACCCTTTCCGACAAGGACTGCGAGGGCAAGACGGGATACCTCAAAATGGGCATCCAGAAGGGGAAGAAAAAGGACGACGGAGGCGTATGGCCCGACCGTAACACCGTGAAGGACTACGTTCGCGGTGATGGCATCAAGCCCAACCGGATTGGTTCCCCCACGGCATCAGAACAGCCCGCCTCTGACGACGTCCCGTTCTGATGTATTTCATTTCCGCCAAGCTCTGCGAGGATCACGGCATTCCGGTGCCGGCGACCGAACATAGGTTCACGGAGCTTAGGAAATGGAGGTTTGATTTCGCGTGGGTTGCAGAGCGCGTCGCCTTGGAAGTAGAGGGCGGCGCCTTTGCCAACGGTCGCCATACTCGGGGCAGCGGTTTTGTGAAGGACATGGAAAAGTATTCCGAGGCCGCTGCCCTAGGTTGGTTGATTATCCGCGTTACACCGCAGCAATTATACGACCCCAGGACTTTTAACTGGGTCAAATCAGCGTTATCCCACAGCCGATGCAAAAAATGATTTTCGTGGCCGCCATAGTGATTGTTTTCATCGCCGTCAGCATTCTCCCGGCCTTTTCCCAGATCAACGGGAACGGATTATCAATCAATCAAGAGCGATTTTTGAACGCGATCAAGATTGTGGAAAATTGGAAGGGCAAGGATGGCATGGACGGTGAAAAGGGGCCTTACCAAATTACCGCAAAGACCTGGTATCAATACACCATTGAGGAATTTACCGATGCAAATGTTGATAAATTGGGCAAGGAGATTGCCATCATTCATTTGAACTGGATTAGCATCCAGTTGAAAAAAAACCATTATCCAGAAACATCATTCAACTTTGCGGTTGTTTGGTGCGCCGGGTGGGGAGCCTTTAACAAGGCCAATTATTCACCGGCAAAGATTGATTATGCACTTCGGGTTCAGAACATCTATTTAGACAAAGATGTACGACCATGAACCTGAAATTGAATTTTTAAGACGCGAATGGTGCCGTTCGTTTTATGAAAGGTGTTACATCTGCACCATCTTGGGCATAAGCCCGGATTCGCCGTTGGAGTATATCGCAGCTAAAATCAGCGGCAGGAATGTTGCGCCCATTCCTGACCGTCCAGAAAAACCGGCGTGGGAATATGCCATTCAAAGACCCCAAGAAAGCCAAGGCTTACGCAAGGAAGTGGAGAAAGAGTCACCCTAATTATCAGAGGGAGTGGCACGCAAAGAATCCTGGTTACTGGAAAAAACCGGCATGATCGAAGAACTTGAATTTGCCGAGGAAAGGCCGCGACTTGGTTTAAGGCCATACCAAGAGGAGGCTTTGCAGGCTGTTGAATCGGGCTGGATGAAATTCAACCGGCAGTTGATTTCAATGGCCACGGGACTGGGGAAGTGCCTAGGCAAAGGCACGCCTGTTCTTCTTTATGACGGTACAATCATACCTGTCGAAGATGTGAAAGTTGGGATGCAGTTGATGGGACCAGATTCATTGCCCCGTCGCGTCGAATCTGTGTGTTCAGGGCGCGAGGCGCTTTATAGGGTAACGCCGATCAAAGGCGATCCATATGTGGTCAACGAAAGTCATATTTTATCGCTTAAAATGAGCGGCGATAAGTACCCCGCTGATACAATTAAGAACATCTCTGTGCAAGAGTGGTTCTCGGCAAACAAAACATTTCGACACTCCGCAAAAGGATGGCGGGCTAGCTTGATTCATTTCCACGAGAAACCTTTGCATCCAGATATGCCCCCGTACTTATTTGGGGTTTGGCTCGGAGACGGAAACTCAAGAGGGGCCGGATTCGCCACCGTAGATCACGAAATCGAGCAAGAGCTAATGGAATACGCTAAGGCCCGCGGATTGCTGATTCGTCACGAAAGAGTGGTCGGGAAGTGTCCAATGATCCACATACATTCCGGTAAGATTACTGGCCGCGGAAAGTGTTTAAACAAATTCAAGGCAGCTCTCCGGGAATTGGGAGTATTAGGGGCAAAAAAAATCCCAAGGGAATATTTGGTTAATTCGGAGCGACATAGGCTAGAGCTTCTTGCAGGTCTTTTGGACACAGATGGCAGTCTTGCTGATGGGGCGTGCTTCGACTTCATATCAAAGTATCAACACTTGTCGGAGGACGTTTGTTTTATTGCTCGTTCGCTTGGGCTAGCGGCATACATGACGCCGTGCATCAAAAAATGCGGCCAGAATGGCGTGAAAGGCACCTATTACCGAGTTTGCATATCTGGCGATACCTGGAGAATCCCATGCCGAATCCAGCGAAAGAAAGCGGCACCTAGGCGCCAAAAGAAAAGTGTTTTAAGAACAGGAATCCGACTTGAAGCGATTGGGGTTGGGGATTATTATGGGTTTGAGATTTCAGGACCAGACAGATTATTCCTGCTTGGTGATTTCACCGTAACGCACAACACCGTCCTGTTTAGCCATATCGCCAGCCGCGAGGTGCAGAGGGGCGGACGGGTGTTGATTCTCGCCCATACCGACGAGCTGCTGGAACAGGCAAGGGACAAGCTATTCCGAGCCACCGGGCTGATTTCAGACAAGGAAAAGGCCGATGAAATGGCGAGCCAGTCGGCCAAGGTTGTCGTGGCTTCCGTGCAGACCCTTTCCCGAAAAACAAGGCTCATGGGATTCAGGGATGATCATTTTTCTTTGGTGATCGTTGACGAAGCGCACCGCAGTCTGGCTGAAAGTTATCAGAGAATCCTTCGTTATTTTCATTTTGGTGCTCACGCCATTTCCGAGGAATGGGAGCTGCCTCCTCCAGACCTTCCAACCATCCACAAGGCAAAGATCCTTGGCGTTACCGCAACACCCGACCGTGGCGACAAGAGAAG